CGAATAGCGATTGCTTGAAGACGTTTGCCCATAAAATCGAATAAGCGCTACATACCAGCCAAGTTTTTTATTTAAAAGATATGTTTTAAAGCCTGAGGTTGATCCATCAGGAAGACCTACAAGCTTAGCTTCTGCATACTTAAATCCAGCCTTTTCGAGTTTTTCTCTAGCAGCCTCTAAGCTTTTTTCACCAGCATATCCACCAGACTTTTCCCAGTATAATGAATTATCAAATTTCTGATAGGTTGCTCCGCTTGGAAACAATTTCTTAACAGTGCTGATAACAGTTTCGTCATCCATCGGCGCTGCAGCTTCTGTATAAGTACCTTCAAGAACGGCCCGCGCGATTTTAACCAATTCATCGTCCAGTATATTGTGTGATTGCATATGTGTATTTATACCTTATTAGAATTTAGAGAATGGCGCTAAAAACAAAATGAATTTTCTCATAAAGTATATATACATCTTATGAAATGGTACGCGTAGAGAATTTTGAAATCCCGACATCCTGAATGTAAATCAGGCGCTCTGCCTCTGAGCTATACGCGCATTAAAATGGAGCCGAAAGTGGGATTCGAACCCACGATGATGTTTCCAAACCGGATTACAAATCCGGTGCAATCGACCACTATGCGACTTCGGCGTGATTGTATAAATCAATAAATTTTTTAAAAAGATTGCTATTGTATGCTACACGGCTCGAACGTGTGACCTAGTGATTACCTACTACTATAGCTTTCGCTACCTTCTCAGTTTGTAGTTTATTTATATTAGGCTTTATGAACAAAACCAATTTTCATACCAAGGTATTGAACAACATTACCATCATCACCGAGAAGACGTGCTTCAACTTTCTCATCATGAGTTCCGCGAATCACTACATCTGGAAACTCATTGCGAAGAGCATTAAGCTTTTTCATAAATGCTTCAAGGCGTACTTTGTTTTCTTTAGTAGGTAAAGTTTGTTTAAGTGCTTCGTCTAAATCGATCTCCATGGCGGATTCAAGTGCGCCTGTTTGTTGAACAACCAGTGACTTGTTATACGAGTCCTGAGCCATTTTACGATATGCATCGGTAATGTTGTTATGTGTATTCATATATTATCTTATTTATATAAGGAGAGTTTTAAACTGACGACCACTTGATTACAAATCAAGAGCTCTACCACTGAGCTAAGAAGGCATGAAAATTGGCTCCGGAGGTTGGGATCGAACCAACGACATCTTGATTAACAATCAAGCGCTACTGCCACTGAGCTACTCCGGATTTGTATAGTTATATATACGAAAATTAATCTATCGCTGAAGAGGTGTGGCGTCATTTTGCAGACTCTCACTTTTCATTGATCCCTCTTCACTTTTCTACAAGTACTGTCTCGCTGGAGAGTTTGACCACGCGCGGCGTAGCTACACTCATTTTCCGGTCCGTTTTCTCTGAATACTTCGGGCGATCAAAACCGCGATAGAAAATATTTGTCCATAGAGTACGCACTCTCAATGCGTTATGCAGGACTGGCACTATCTAGGGAACCGCTCCTAGCAACGTCATACTTTGATCGCGTATGAATACGAATTACGAGGGGGAGGAATTTAACCTCCTCTCTAGACTATGGGCCTAGCGATCTCCGTATGATCCCTCTCGTAAAGTTGACCAATTCCTGACCTACTGCGCACTACTTTATCAGGTATAGCCGCTTGCAGTCAGGCAATTGGAAAGTGTTTTGCGGCTCAGGTCGCTATATCGTGCAATGTGTTCCCAACCGAATAATCGCCTCGAAAGACTCGATTTCTATCAACTGCATTAACCCATCGCTGAATCGTGCGTTTTATGTTGACTACCTTGCACAAACGTCTTAGTTGACGAATACCCCTCAATGACCGCAAAAATTTTAGTTACCAACTCGCGGTATAAGCAACGGCTCAGACGGCGAGGAATCACCATATTGATTTCTAGCAACAACCCAAACTGTTGTTGGAATATTGGATAAAGATAATGTAGCCTCATTGGCTACTACTTCAGTGGTGACTGAAGTATTGCTATTAACATATACAAGGTAAGACGTAGCACTCTCAGAACCGTCCCATGTAACAGTGACGGTTCTTTTTTGAGAGCAACCGATTGATGCAACCATCAATGCAATTAGTAGTATTTTCATGTTGTTATTATAACATAGTTTTGCTACTTTGTAAATGGAAAAATGATTTATCTGTCAAACCTTTATATGTATATGCCCCTCGCGCATATACAGCATCTTCGCTGGTTCATGGAAGGGCCACTTTGTAGCGATTCTCATCGCCTCAGACGGATTCCCAGCATAGGTCTTCACAGCCGTGTGTAGATATTCTCGACAGATAAAATTGGAGCAAGCACTGGTGTCTAAACCTCTCAGATATGGTACGTCGTTAAGCTTACTACGACTATTCCAGTATCGAAGCAACCTATACGGTTGCGTGTTGCATGAAAAATCTTATATCTTGACAGCAACAGCAAGTGCTTTTGCAATGTCTGCAAATTCGCTTGCGTCAGCAGAGATATAAGCATCTCCACTAAAGTTTTTAAATTGTGACCAAGAGAGACTACCATCAGATGTATTAATCAAGACATCATTCATTTGAATAAATGTCTTTTTACCTCTTGAATCAAATGTAATGCATCCATTTCCGCAATAGGTTACATCATCAACAATCTCGCCGTTTACTGATCTTCCAACTCTTTCAGTTGTAAGACCGCCGTCAATCATTGGTTTTCCAACTCTTTTTGCGTTTGCAGCTAAAAATTTAGCGTAGTTTTCCTTTTTATTTTTTGGAAAAGAAAATGCATCTTCTTCGGCCTCAGTGAGCTGATTAGTAACTGTTTGTTCAGCTAACATTTCACGATATGCGTCAGCTGCACTTGGTGGTATTGAGATATTTGGATTCATAGATTATAGTTTATTTATAAGTAAATTTTATTGGGCTCGCTTGAAATAAGAGCTGGTGTAGTTAGTTTACTGCCATTAGAATTTACAACAAAATAATTTCCTTTATTGTCAACATCCACTTCAGCCAGTCCAGCATCAGCAAGATCCTCACCGGTTGCAACATTTACGCTATACCATTTTTGTACACCAAGTGTAGTTAGTTTGCCAGAGTTGCCAATAAGCTTGTATGGGCTAACCTTATATAGTTCGTCGCCATCTGGAAAGTATACATAACCTGCTGCAATGATTTGTGCTTTAATTGCAGCCTCATTGAGTTTGACAGATTCAAGTACAATGGCGGTGGCCTCATCATATGAGTCTTGAGCCATTTGACGATATGCTGTAGTAATATTCATATTATACTCTATTTATACAAAAAAGGTTTTTAACTCTTCTCGAATCTCCACTTTTTGCTAAGTGCTACAAAATGGTGGGGTGTTCTTATTCCACTATTAAAACCTTACGCTGTATAGTATGCATCCATCAAGCGCAGAGGGTGCGGAAGAAAAGTTAAGCGAAAATTGTGAAGGAAGCCCGTAACCTTCATATGGCTTTTTATATTTACAATGTATGGATATTAACTCACACGGAATTTCAAGCCTTTAGTATATGAAAGCTTATCATACACCCAACTCACCGAGTTCCATTGTAAAAATATCCTCTACCGTTAAACCGACTTTCACTGGTCAGGAGTTCTTCACAAATTAAATTTGCTTCACTGGTAGAGTTGCCGATGCATCGTAATCGAATACATTAGCGAAAATTGGTGGGCAGTCTGGGGAACGATCCCAGCGAGCTGTGAAGCGTCAGATTTACAGTCTGAACCGTCTCCTTAACGGTATACCTACCCCTAAAAATGTTTATTGTTTGTGGAATTGAACCACCTCACACACCTTGAGCGCGTTTTGCGTATACACCATAGAACTTGTACTTCGTTCGTATGTTCCGCCATAGTCCGTTTTGCGATGGACAGCATCAAACCAAAGATGCTTTAACAATAAAGAATGGTGGACAGTGTGAGATTCAAACTCACTTAAGGTTCCTTACGGAACAATTGCAATATGCAATCATCAGCTCAGCTCGATCATACCAGCCCATAAATTGGTTGCAGGTGGGGCGCTCGAATCCCCCAGAATAGTGCTTATGAGACACTCGACTAACCATCTTGTCCTACCCGCGATTAGAAAATGTAAAGGCCGTACCTCTGCACGTTTACCCACCGAAATCCGGCTGGATGGCACCTTTGAAAAATTTGGAGGAAGCCCGTAACCTCCGTATGGCTTTTTGTGAACAGCTTTAACAAGCATACAACCACGGCAGTCCGAAGACAGGAACTTAATCCTAACCGAGAGCATCGCTACTGTTCCTGAGTGCAGTTGCAATTTGTATGCTCTTTAATGGTAGGCGTTGTCGCGTTCAAATCTCTACCTGCCACGATCGCTTCGAGATTCTCTTTCACTTACCGCACGGGGCATGAAGCCCCTTGTCCCATTAAAGAGCAAAGTTTTTGAAATTTTGGAAATGTTAAAGAACACAAAATATAACTTTCGTTAATCACTTCACGTTGCAAAGTGTCAATGTTTTTAGGTATACGTTGTTTCGTATTTAAAAAAGTGGTGCGCCCGGTGGGAGTTGAACCCACGACCTACCGATTATGCTTACCACTATAACTTTCGTTACCCTTACGGTTTGTGGTCTGGACTATCCCTTAATCTTTGGCATTACCCAGTAAGACTGAATGATTATAGTCTCTGCACGTCCCTAGTTTTCACTAGGTTTCGCTCAGGATTGGCATCGGCATTACCCGTTAAGCGTTCCCTGAATTTACATTCTGCTATCATATTGTTTCTAATATGAAGACCCATTTTACTAAGTCGGTTGCTCTAACCATTGAGCTACAAGCGCATTTATAAAGAATGGTAGCCATGGTCGGACTCGAACCGACAAATTACGGATTTTAAATCCGTTGCCTATACCAATTCGGCTACATGGCCATTACATAAAAAATTTATCAGTTCCATGTAGCAAAGACACGGTGTAGGGACTGAAAGCTCCTGTAAGCGATACCACCACAGTATCAGAAATTTGGTGGAGGTTAACGGATTCGAACCGTTGACATTCTGCTTGCAAAGCAGACGCTCTACCAACTGAGCTAAACCCCCATAAAGTGGTCCTCCTGGTTGGTGCTGACCCAACTACCCGTCCCTTATAAAGAAACCGCTCTTCCGATGAGCTACAGGAGGAAAAATGTATCGGTTATACTGCTTGGCTTATTGATGCGGAGCGTTTGCTGCGACACATCAAAGCAGATTTTATAGGGACCGAAAACTCCTATTTAATCCTTGTCATTGCATCACTGAGTGATCCAAGCCGTACAACCACGGACGTATTCAACTTTCAGTAGCAGTTGATGGGGCGTTATGTTTTAAAGATTTTACTCTTTGTTGCTTACAAGGTTATTATACACTAAAAATCAAATAATGTACACATCTTTTGTAAATTTATTTATAGAAGAAAAAGTTTCCATTCACTGCGAATCTCAATTTTTTCACTGAGTGCAGTAAACTCAATGTCCTTTAGTGCCTTTGGCTTTACTTCTGAGCCATGAATGTTATGGTATGGAAAGTTGTTTGATTTTTTTGTGTTGCACTTTTTACATGACAACACAATGTTATCGTCATGATTTCCACCACCCTTGCTATGAGGAATTAGGTGGTCGCGCGTCGCTGCAGTATATGGAATCTTTTTAAGACAATATTGGCACTCGCCATCATAGATGTAATAGAGTTGACGCAAGTTAACCGGCCGAGACTTTGTCTTTCCATTCTTTTTGTCATGACCAAAATAACCAGGAACAATTACAATTGTTGGTACTGCCCATAGTGTATCGACACTACGAAGTGCCGGGTGAGAGTCATCTAAGTTGTGATCATGCGCGATCCAGCTGTTCCAGTTATGAATGTTTCCATATGAGTCATAGGCCTTGATGCCACCAACAATCAAATTCTTAATACTTGATCTGGCGGAGAAAAATCCACATGGTCGGAATGAAGCATTGAGAACAAGTGTAGTTTTTGATGATGGTATGACTGGAACCATTTTATCGAGCCTGCAGCCTAAAGCCTCCATGAGAACGAACTGTGTCATTATAATACACTGCAATATACTGCGAATCTTCTAGAGGGATTCGAACAGCGCGCCCAAATGGAGACCTGGACCCAGCTTGTGAATATTTTCCACGATTTGGATTATTGAGTCCGAGTCGACCGAAAAGATCAACTCTCTTAAAGACTGCCTCATATGTGGGGTCGAGCAGTTCTTTTGCTCTCTCCATAAGGTTATGCGCCTTTGCTTTGTTTCTCAACTCAGCAATAATTTGCTTGCCGTGCGCGTTGTTGTCTATGTGTAGTACTGTTCTCATGTTGATGTATATTAGCAGTTTTTCATCGAGCCGGACTAATCCGGTTCCCCTTGTCAGCAAAAATTATTACCAGTTGCCATTCATACTTTGCACGAAGATGACAAGCCAGACGATGGCGTTAATTCCAATAAGTATTCCAAGTGTTTCTTTCATATTTTCTATTGATTAATCTACCCAGCCTTCGCTGATTAATTTACCATCACGCTCAAAGCGGATGAAGGTTAGTTGAGGGCAGTCACAATCACCCTTTACGATGCGAACGATGGTGCCCATTAGAGCGGCCGCCAACTTGGGCGAGCGGCTGAATGAAACTTTAGTTTCAACTCCGGTGCCGCCGCCCATCGAAGGAGGAGTGTGGCAATATTCTGTCTTAGTGAACTTGTACATATTTTGTGGTGGTTGGCTTACATAGTTATTCTATCATAAACTGCGGCAAATGTACACAACTATTTTCGAGAAAGTGAAAATAGTTGCCGGACGTATACCCGGTATAGAAGAATCATGTCTCTATTGAGACTAGACTTGTTGCGAGTCAAGTGGATCAGTAAATGGAATGACAATCTCTCCATCAACGAACGTGGCCTGCTCAGGTGCAAAATAGAACTCGATTTCTTTTGCCTCATATCGAAAGAACCGACCAACACGATCATATTTTGTGTTGAACTTCTCGATCAACGTTTGGTCCTGCGTATACAAGTCATCATCACCCTCGAATACAAACTCCTGCGCGCCCTTATTCTTGTAGCGACCAAGCCCCGGATCACCGATATGGTCTTCGTCGCCATACCACTCTTTAACTTGTGTATAAATGATAAACTTTGTCATGTCATTATTTTATTAGAGTTCCTTAACACTCACCTTAAAGCCCTGCTGTCGATAAGCTAAGGCGCATTCCGCTGCGTTACCATAATCATCATAATAGATGGTAAACCGCTCATCCCCTTCACCAACTTCAACTCTATAATTCATAGCAATAGTAGTGCTTGTTTGCGTTGAGCTTCTTCAACACGCCGTGTAAGACCAATCTTGTCGTCAAGAGCAAAGATTGTAATTCCATAACGCACAGTATTTTTCTTTTTGCGCCCAATTAGTTTTAGTAGTTTTTCCATCATATAGTTTTTATTAGAGTTTCTTTTTTATCTCAATTATGTTTAAGGATCGTAAGGGATATCATTGAATTGAGGAAAAGCTGCTTGTGCCATCAAGCGGTGCAGCTTGACACCGTGATTTTCCCACAAGCAAATCTCTTCATCGTGGTTATGCCCAGGTACTGGTGTCACGTAACAGCTCCAAGTTCCTTCAATCCGGGTTTTGGCCACCAACAGCACTTTGCTGTGGATCGGCTTGTAAATCAACACCGGCGTCCAGTTATCGGCTTCCTCAAGAGTTTCAGGGAAAATGCAGAGTCCAATTTTTTTCATTGTAGTAGTGTTTAGGTTATTTACGGGTTTGGGAATAATATTCCAGATATGCTTTGGCTCTAGCCAGCGAAGCGAAGGTGGTCGAAGCCGCAAGCCACATACCGCCACTCGTGCCGGTGCCGGCATTGCGCTTGTAGATTTGAACGCCGAGATGGGTGGAATGCTTGGTGTATTTTGGAGTGAGAGTAATCATATGGTTGGTTGTCTTAGTTAGTCATTGCCATTCCTTATAGGAGCCGGCGTCCTCATTATCAGAATAGCCAGCATTATATTCAGCTCGCTCAGAGGCATCAAGATCAGTTATTCGAGTACCTTTATACGTTCCTCCTGGATACCAGTGTGGCGAGCATGAGCGGCGATAGTATGAATCACATGAACCGCGATCATATAGAGATCCATGCAGTTTGCGATCGAATTGTGGTTTAGTAGCAGTCATATTGTGGTTGGTTGGCTTACATAGTCATTATAGCATGATTCTCGGCAAATGTACACAACTATTTTCACATCTATGAAAATAGGCCCCGGACGTATACCTGGTATAGAGAAAATTAGACTGGTTATCGTAATTCTGGCATAAAAATACCCAATACCCCGTTATGAGAGGAGTATTGGGCGATATTTAAATAAAAGTAGATTACGCGAGTTTTAACGTGTGTCTATTATGCTTTTTTCTTTTTTTCCGCGGCCTGGATACGCTTTTGAATAGTCTTTCCTCGTTTTTCTAACCGATCAAGTACCTGTGTGGCATCCATCCAAATATCTTTGTCTTCAAGCATGTCTTTAATTTCAGACTCAGTTAAAAAGTCAGAATACATATCCTTAAAGAGGTTTGCACTCCACTTGTGTTCATGCAGGATTCCACGATACATTTCTCCACCTTTGCCGGCAGTGCCTGCACTATAGTTATGGAACAAGAACATACTATGATCCGTTATCATATACTCATCTGCCATTAAAAAGATAAGAGTTGCTGCACTCATACATGCACCCTCAACACTTACCAAGATACGCGCCTCAGTTTCAGAGAGAGCCTGCATAAATTGAATTGTAGTAAATAGGTTGCCGCCCGGGCAATTGATATGAATTTTAACGACATCAGACGGTCGACTATTTCGTATGTCATGAAACCACTCTATATAGTCAGTCGCGTCACCAATCTCATCTGATAGATAATATTCCTTAACTGATCCATATTCGCTTGTAAAGCAATCAGTAACGCCGCCCTTTAGGAGATCTAGTAGGCCTTTATTTTGTATAGTTTGTTTATGCATGTCCAAATAATTTTTTCGTGTTGTATTCATTTATAATTTCTAATAAATCTGTCGTCCAGGCATCTCGTTTTTGTACAAAGACCAGCGGTTCTTGATGACTTTCTACAGCCATAACAATTACACCCTGATCTACCGGAATGCCAGTGCGCTCTTCGCACATAATTGCATATGCTGCCATTTGAATAAAGTAATTATTAATCTCATTGACAGTCTTTACTCGAGAGCTTGTCTTAAAATCGATTATGCTCTTACGCCCATCAAACTCTGCAACAAGATCAACGCGTCCAGCCAAACCAAGGTGATCAGAGTAGAGTGGAGACTCTTGAAGATATATGTTATCAACCCTAAGATCTAGAATAGGTTTTATAACATTAAACATGTCTTTTACATGTGGCATCTCGGTGTCAGAAAAATATTTTTCTTCATTGTCAATGTAACGTTCAGCGACTAGATGCAATGCAGTACCTCGCGCACATGCATGTCGTGACACTCTATTTGCTTCGGCCTCACCAACACGAGCGCGCCACTCATGCAATGCAGCTTTGCCCCGAACACCAAGTACTGTAGTAATGCTAGGGTACGACTTTCCAGTTGGTGTCTTATAGACTCGCCCAGACGCAGATGTTACTGCCTCGAGATCTGAATACCCTAAATCAATTGGGGTATGGGTGAAAATCTTTCTATTCATTATATGGCATCCCAATCAACAAACATTTTTTGTTGTATTTCCTTGTCTTTTCGACTGTCGTCAAAGCGACTTTTCTTATGTTTTTTGTTATTTGCCTGATCATTAATGTCATCATAATAACCATTTTGCTTTTTCTTGTCTCTATTTTTTCTGCTTCGTCCCATACGTCAACGGGTTTCTATTTTAGTTTGTCTTCCACTTGCTTTTTTTACTTTATTTAATACGTCATTCCAACCAGAACCTGCTCGTTGAAGGACAGTCTTTCCTCCCTCATAAGACACCGCGAGGGAAACTACTCCCCGCTTAACACATTCCGTCTTAGAGCATTGTGGACACGGTAGAGCGATAGGAAGATCACGATCATTCATGAATTGCGTTTCTTCCCATCGTGCGTTGCATTCAACGCAAAAGTAATCGTATCTCATATTATTCTATTCCCAAATTTGGAAAAGCTTTTTTAACCAACGAAGATGTTAGTACTGGATATTTCTTATGCAGTTGTTTATCCTTCATTGCTATCAAAATTTCAGCGTCTAACGCATGCACGTTTTCAAGTAGTTTAATAAACGCTGACTCCTTTTTAACCTTATTATATGTATTGTTACCAACTAATAGCCGAACTAGTACATCAATTTGTTTTCTAAGAGGAGAATAGTTTACGCCAGCTGGGTTTGGACTTGGTGTATACGGAGGAGCTCCCAGAGGAAGGTCAAATTTTATATCAGACCGAAATGCAGCCTGGAGTATAGTCTTTAACTCGTACGACTCGTTTTGTTGGAGAATGAGTATGCGATCTGCGGATTTTCCTGCAGCTTGTACCTTCTCAAAAATTTCAAAGGGGTGTTTTGCTTTGTTGTTTGATGCCGTTTGATGTTTCATAATGTATGTTTTTATTTATGTGTAAAAAATTCTTCTGCGCAGGACATAAGCATATTGCAACGTTTTGAAATAAGATAGTTGAGTACCTTAGAATTTCCAACCCGTGGGCATTCCGAATAAGCAGTCAAGATTGCAGACTTTATATTTTCTGGTGTTTTACTAAGGTCAATTACAGTACTATTTCGGATATAATTACGATACACAACTTCCGGAAGAACTGTTTCTAATTTACCTTCAATTGCTGCGGTGACCCACGTAGCCATCTTTGTTGAACTTAGTGGAGTTTGACGGGTGCCATCAACAAATACTGTATCAGCCGACAAGACATTTGGAATGCCATCGCCGCTATCGCCACGGAAAATATGCTCATATAGATATCGCGCGGGATCTTTATCATTTAGTAACTTTTTAGTCATTGGACTGTACTGGGAAACATTATCATACTTCTGAAGTTGAATAAAGTCTTTGTCTGCGCTGATAATCATTACCGGCTCATGCTGTCCAAATTCCTGAGTAGACTCTACTAACGTACCAATAATATCATCCGCTTCTGCGCCTTGTACGGTTACAACTGGATAGGGCATACACTCAGTTATTTCATCGCGTACGGTATTTACAATTGTGAAAATTTCTTTCCAGTCGAGGTCAGATGCCTCGCGACTTTTCTTACGTGATGCCTTATATTGTGGGTAATAGTCTTTGCGCCAACTACCACCATCACAGGCTATAACCATATGACCATACTTTTCTCGATACTTGAGATTATACATTCTCAGCGAGTTTAAGATAATATGTCGCATAAAGTCTTCAGTGATTTTCCCAGGTCGTGATTGAGAAAATACCGCGGAGATTGCGATTCCAGAATAGTCGATTAGTAGCATAATGTGATTATACAATATAGTGACTTAAATGTACACTACTTTTTCCATAAAACTTTAACATGAGCGCTGTGTATTTTTACACCAATAAATTCGTTGTAAAAATCATCAGTTAGCAACACTTCCCTATCAAACTGTTCCTTTGCTTCCATATAAGACAACTCGCCTTTAGACTTGCCAAGATATATTATTCGACGAATAAAGTCTGATTTGCGAGTCTCTACAAGCTCCTTTACTTTTTCGCTGCTACCATAGTATTTTTCCCAGTCGCTCTGTACACACTTTTTTCTTTTGCGAGTTTTGCCTTTTAGTGGAGCTAGTTTTTTCACACTAGATATTAGTTTTTTTCCGATATATTTTTTACCATTTAGGCTATCAGTTATTTCATACACAAACCCAATGTATCCTTCATCAATTTTATCTTGGGCAAGTTCACGAGTAAATGGAAGTTCATTGTATAACCAAGTCATAATCTATATATCAGAGGTCATCAGCACTAGAGTCGTCTTCTGTTCCATAGGCTCGATGGGTTCCGCAGAATGGGCAATATTCTGGGTATAACTCCTCAGGCTCTAGATCTTCAAAATCTTCTTCGTCGTCACAATAATATTTATCAGTTTCGTCGTCCCAAGAGACTTCATAGACATATTTGCATTTGGGGCATCGATTATTTTCTATCATGAGTATTGTTATTTATCAATTAAAATTTTCATCGTTGCATTCGCCACGCCTTTCAAAATAGCAACATATTGCCGCGATGGGCCAAAATACCAACAGTAAAAGCGCTGATACTATCATGAATATTGCTACGAATGGTATTACTACAAACATACCAAGGGCATACCAAAAAGGTGGAAGTTTTATACAGTTTTTACCCCTCACATGTGCTACAAGTTAGGATTGAACGAGCAAGTTCCTGAGAAGGGTTTGCACTGCGTTGATAGTATAATGACTTGATGCCTTGTTGCCAAGCAAAGATCATCAATTCGCTGACTTCCTTGGGTTTAGTGTTGGGTGGGATCATTACGTTGAGCGACTGTCCCTGATCAATAAACTTCTGACGAGCTGCTGCCTGAATAACAATCTCTTTTTGAGAGATTTCGCCAAATGTTTTAAAGACATCCTTCTCGTCCTGAGTCAAAAATTCTAGATGTTGAACAGAACCGCCATGAGATAACACATCTTTCCATACCTCAAGTGTATCTTGACCCTTGCTCTTAAGAAGCTTAGAGAGGTAAGGATTTTTAAAGGTAAATTTGCCCTTGGCAAGGTCCTTGGTAAAGTAATTGCTGTTAAGCGGCTCAATCGAGGGCGACACTTGTCCGAGGATAAATGAACTTGAGGTTGTAGGTGCCACGGCCAAAGTCGTGCTATTACGACGGTTGTATCCAACTAATAATGGAGGTTCTCCGTACATCGTTGCCATCTGGGTAGAGGCGTCGTCGCTCTCACTGCGAAGAGACGAAAAGATTTCAGTATTGAGCAGTTTGGCTTCCATTGATTCAAACGCGATCATCTTACTTTGCAGCAATGAGTGCCAACCGAGGACACCAATTCCGATGGCGCGCTGATTGATTGCGAACTTTCTCGGCGAATCCATAAAGGGAATATCGGCGGTCTTATCAATAAACTCAGTAATCACTGAATCCAAGAAAAGGTTAAGCGTCACGACGGCGTCAGTGTCTTTTAATTCATCCCACCGCTCAAGGTTAATCGATGAAAGACAGCAAACAAACGATTCGTCGGTCGCATTTGACAAAAAGATCTCGGTGCAAAGATTACTATGATTAATCTTGAGCCCTTTGTCCTTGTAAACCTGGGGAGCTGCGTTGTTGGCAGTATCAGTGAAAAACAAGTATGGATAACCAGATTCGAAACGCTTCTTGATGACCTGACCCCAGATCTTACGCTTGTCTTTATCGCCTCCAAGCATACTATTCATCCAATCATCCGTGATAGTAACTCCGATCGATAGGTCCTGAATCGAGTTGCCTTCTCCGCGAATCTTCAAGAATTCCTCGATGTCTCCATGATCGATTGGCAGATAAGCCGCGAATGATCCTCGCCGAACGTTGCCTTGCGAGACAACATTCATTAGCTTGTCATAAAGTTCCATAAAATGGACTGATCCAGTAGATGTTCCGCCTGTCGAGATAGGTGCTCCACGACTACGCAAAGCGCCAAAATATGCTGAGGTGCCACCACCCGATTTGGTCATCATTCCAATTTCGGCAAGCTTATTGCCTACAATTTCCTCAAGGCGATCGTCAATGTAAGAGCCAAAACAAGAGATTGGCAAACCACGCTCACGGCCAAAGTTACTCCAGACTGGTGAAGATAGTGAGAAGAATCCCCGATGCATATAAGATTCAAACTTATCTGCAAATCCAGGAATCTGCAAATATCGTTCCGCTGCCTCAGCAATGTCTCGAATTCGCTGTTCTGGTGTTTCTCCCTCAATTAAATATCCACGCTCTAAAAATTTTTGCGAGTCCTTGTTTAGCCAATAAATTTCCTTGTTACTCATAATCTAAAGTTATATATCATTTTTCTAAAGCCAATTTTGCAGCCTTCCGACGAGCCCATGCTTCACTCATTTTTTTTACTCAATCACCAAATATTGAATCTTCGTCAAAACATTGATTTTTCTTAGAATATTCTACTGGTCTCGACGAGAAAAAATCCGTCATATTGTTTCCAAGTAGCTCTTCATCAAACCAGACAGTCTTTGATAGCAATGTTTGATCTATATCTACAAATGGTGCTGGCATCGAGATTTGTTTCATGGACTCGTTGATACGATTCTTAATAAACTCCTTTAGGATAGGTGCTGACAAGGATTTTTCATCAATTCCATTTACCATCCAATCCACAATCTTACTCTCGGCAGAAAAAGCTTCTTGCGCTGCATCAGCAATACGCTTCTCAAGTTCCTCATCAAACAACTCGGGATGCTCTTGGCGAATGGTATTAATAATTTGAACGCCAACCAATGCATGAATGTTTTCTTCGTTACGAGTATATTTTACCTGCTGATCAGTATCCTTCATAACATTCTTAAAACGAGCAAAGTGATTGATTACATAGAACTGCGAAAAGAGCGAAACATTTTCAACAAAGAGCGTAAAGAGGATGATCGCATACAGATACTGCTTTTTAGAATCCTTATAGAAGCGATGGGTGTATTTGCGAAGGTACTTGACTCGTCCTTGAATCCATTCAAGCTTAAGGTTTTCCTCGAAAATATCCTCTAATTCTAGGACCGAGAGAAGGCGCTCATATGCATTGTTATGAATTACCTCAGTGTTTGCCATAACATAACCAAGATCCTGAAGGGCAGGATGTGGTAGGTTCTCCCCAAGTTTAGCCCAAAACGTTTTTACCGCAACCTCAATTTGTCCAATGGCCGAGAGGGTACGCACAACGATTTCGCGCTCCTGATCGTTAAGTTCTACCTTAAACTGTTGAACGTCACTCTTAAAATTGAATTCTTTGTCGGTCCAAAAACCATTGTGCATTGCCTCAATGAACTGTTCTGTCCATGGATAATAGTTAGGTTTACGACTTATTTGTTCTTCAAAGATGCTGTGTTGTGTGGTATTCATATTGGAAAATGTTTATGCTATGTAGCATATATGTATTATATACAAAAAAGGTGAAGTGTAAATCTTTTTTTACACTTCGTGTGATTCATTCATAGCACGTTTACGTATACTACGAAGTGCACCATTTGTAGAGTCACGTAGCACAATTGTGTGTTTGCTATTATTTTTAGCATAACTATACAGCGCCCTTTGTTGCTCATCTTCCATATTTAGATACTTACTCCAACGTTCAAATTTATTTCGTCCCGTTTCGAAGCGCCTAAAAATATCAGTGGGTACATTAAACAGTCTCCACGTCGCTCCACTTTTAGGATAGTCTGACGCTGGCATTGCAACGTCACCAGTAACTACTTCTTCATTTTTCATTGAGTAATATCGTGTTGAGTTATGAGTACCTTTTGCTTTGTTTTACAATGCGTGGCGCAAAATACATTTATGCCAAAAATATTTCCAACCGGCGCGGAGTTTTCCTCTACAACTATTGCCGTTTTCTTGTAGGCTAATACTTCTCCCGTTAATCTTAATGGCAAGTCTCGTACCAATGTATATGTTCCTGCGCGTAAGCTATTATCTTCAGCGAGATACCAAAAAGACTCTTCAAGCCGCATAGTACGCGGATCAATCCCAGTGGTTTCTTTTAGAGCTTTCGCCAACGCCCTATCAGAAATTCCAGTTTTTTCTTTTATGAGATATAGAGCCGCAAAATATGAAGCAAGTGTAGTTTTACCGAAAGGGAGTACGTTAAGCATTCGCTTAAGGTTAAACACTAGTTTATGAAAAATGTTATACTTACTTTTCTCTTCACTTGTTTCTGGCTTTCTTAATACTTTGCCATCTGCATCTATAAGTCCCATTTTATAGGCTCCAGTTTTTATCCATGGTGTGGTGAGTAGACGCAAAAATCTAAATGCGTAAACTGTGTCTGTTGTGCGTGTTAGGAGTCCCATATTTTTAAATTCTTTGAAGTGTTCGAGCTACGTATAGGTCAATAGGTATATTTATATACTCTCCTTCTGGAATATAATTTAAGTATAGCAAGAAGGTTTTTAATGCGGGCCAGCTGTGTTCATTTACTCGGTTAAAACACATACGAGTTGCAGCTTCAGGATAAAACATATTATGAAAT